TCGGCTTCACAAGCTCAAAATGCTAACACTGCTTCTTACGTACTAAATGCTGTTAGTTCCTCGTTTGCTACTACTGCTTCTTATGTATTAAACGCCGTTAGTGCTTCATTTGCCTCTACTGCATCTTTTGTTAATACACTTAACCAAAGCGTATTAATAACAAATACTTTAACAGTAGGTACTTCATCATTAGGAGCTACTGAAAATACATTAGTTGTAGGACCTCCCCCAGCAGGAGGTTTAGGTGAAGGGGGACAAATATTATTACAAGCAACAGGTGGCACGTACACCTCAGCTTCAATGCTAGATAACTGGCAAGATTATACAAGATTATTACGTGGAAGCAATGCATCAAGTGATGCTGTGGTAGCTCAATGGAATATGCACTCAAAGCAAGCAGCATTTCCTGCATACAACAGTGTTTCTGCATTTACCGGAACTGCAGTAGCTAACTTAGCAGTAGATTCTAATGGTAATATTCTTACTGTATCTACTTCTTCTGGTGGATCTGCATTTCCATATACAGGAATTGCATCTATAAATGGTGGATTAGTAGTAACCGGTTCTATAACTTCATCGGGTGCTATTTATTCACTTGCAAATGGTGCAATGTATTTTAGAGGTGGTGATGATGCAGAATTTTGGGATATAAATGTAGCAAATACAGTTGGCATTTACGGGCAACAAGATCAAAGTGTAGCTTCTATAAAACTAGGATCTAGTGGAGGAACAATCTCAGGAAGAAATGGGAATATTGGTATAGGAACTATCACACCAAACTCAGCTTCATTGCATGTAAATGGAAATGTATTTGCTACATCATTTACAGGATCATTACTTGGAACAGCTTCTTTTGCTGCATCATCCTCCCAAGCTCAAAATGCTAACACAGCTAGCTATGTGCTAAATGCAGTGTCTGCTTCTTTTGCAACCTCAGCTTCACAAGCCCAAAACGCTAACACAGCTAGCTACGTACTAAACGCCGTGTCTGCTTCATTTGCTACTACTGCCTCTTATACATTTAATGCTGTTAGTGCATCTTATGCCTTCAACGCAGATTTACTAGACGGTAGAGACAGTACAGTATTTGCAACCACGGGTTCAAACCAATTTAGTGGTTCTCAAATCATAACCGGTTCTTTAACCGTAACAGGACAAATTACCGCACAAACCTTAAACGTTCAACAAGTAACCTCTAGTATTGTATTTTCTAGTGGTTCCAATGTGTTTGGAAGCAGCTTAAGTAATACACAACAACTCACAGGTTCGGTTAGTGTAACAGGAAGTTTTGTAGTTACAACAACAGGAACCGAATTACAAGTTACAAATACCGGTGTAAATATAGGAAACATCTCAACCGATGTTCACAACGTAACAGGTAGCTTATTAGTATCTGGCTCTACTCGCTTAATAGGTAATACTGCAATCACTGGTTCCTTAGGTGTAAGTGGTGGGATTACGGGTAGCTTGCTAGGTACCGCCTCGTATGCTGCTCAAGCATTATCTTCCTCGTTTGCAACAACTGCTTCATATGTGTTGAATGCAGTATCTGCATCTTTTGCAACCTCGGCTTCACAAGCACAAAATGCTGATACTGCTAGCTATGTACTTAACGCCATATCTGCCTCGTTTGCAACTTCTGCTTCACAAGCTCAAAACGCTAACACAGCCAGCTATGTGCTAAACGCTGTATCTGCTTCGTTTGCAACCTCGGCTTCATACGTTGCTGTTTTTCCATACACCGGTTCTGCTATCATATCCGGCAGTTTAGATATAACCGGCTCGTTTGCTACCACACAAGACATTATAGTAAACGGGGTAGATATTGGAGAAGGTGGAGGTAGTGTAACTACAAATACTAGAATTGGTACTAGTGCACTAGCTAATAATACTACGGGAGCAGAAAATACAGCGGTAGGTAGAGCAGCATTACAATGTAATACAATAGGTTCATCTAACACAGCAGTTGGTAGAAGTGCACTATTTGCTAATACAACAGGTGTAGACAATACCGCAGTAGGTGCAAATTCACTACAATGTAATACAATAGGTATAAACAACACATCAGTTGGTAGATGTTCATTGTTTAACAATACAACCGGTAATAATAATACCGCAGTAGGTTTTTATGCACTCCGTCTTAACACAACAGGAGGAAGTAATACCGCAGTAGGTAGAAATGCACTACAAGCCAATACAACAGGTGGTAGTAACTCTGCACTAGGTGGTGGTGCACTTGCATCCAACACAACCGGCCTTAATAACTCCGCAGTAGGATTGGGTGCACTTGGAGCTAATACAACAGGTGTTAACAATTCAGCATTAGGTGTAAATGCACTTCGTTGTAATACAACAGGTGCTAGTAACTCTGCATTAGGTTACTATGCACTTCTCTGTAATACAACAGGTGGTAGTAACTCTGCATTAGGTTTAAGATCACTTTGTGCTAATACAACAGGTGTTAGCAACTCTGCAGTAGGTGTTGATGCACTTCGTAATAATACAATCGGTAATAATAACTCCGCATTAGGTCAAAATGCACTCTTTACTAACACAACAGGTATCAACAACTCAGCAGTAGGTGTAAATGCACTTCTTTCTAATACAATAGGCGCTAGTAACTCTGCAGTGGGTGTAAATGCACTTTGTGCTAATACAACAGGTACCAATAACTCAGCAGTAGGAGTAAATGCACTTTGTGCTAATACAACAGGTGGTAGTAACTCTGCATTAGGTGTTGATGCACTCCGTAATAATACAACAGGTGCCGCAAATACTGCTGTAGGTAGATGTTCACTTGCTTCAAATACAACCGGCGCTAGTAACTCTGCAGTAGGTAATTATACACTTCGATGTAATACAACAGGTGCTGGTAACTCTGCATTGGGTCTAAATGCACTCCAACAAAATACAACAGGTGGTTGTAACTCTGCATTAGGTGCAAATGCACTTTTTGCTAACACAACAGGCGCTAGTAACTTGGCAGTAGGTTCATCTGCACTCCAAAGTAATACAACAGGCACCTCCCAAGTAGCAATAGGACATGAAGCACTTTGTGCTTCAAACTTCGGTTCTACTTCCGCAAACGCCAACGTAGCAGTTGGCTACAGATCACTGCGTGCTAATACAACTGGATACAGCAATACCTCCGTTGGAACTAGAACATTAGAAGCTAATACAACTGGAACAGGTAATTCCGCATTGGGTGATGATGCACTTCGTAACAACACAACGGGTACTAATAACTCAGCATTGGGTTTAAATGCACTTCTTACTAACACAACCGGCTTTAATAACTCAGCATTAGGAGTAAACGCACTTCTTGCTAATACAACAGGTGCAAATAATGTTGCTATAGGTATTGATACACTTCGATGCAATACAACAGGTGTTCAAAACTCTGCATTAGGCGCATACGCACTCTGTTGCAATACAACAGGTACTAGTAACTCTGCAGTAGGGTTTGGCACACTTAGATTTAATACAACGGGCACAGCCCAAGTAGCAATAGGTAGAGATGCACTTTGTGCTTCAAACTTTGCCTCTACTTCCGCAAACGCCAACGTAGCAGTTGGCTACAGATCACTGCGTGCTAATACAACAGGAAACAGTAATACCGCGGTTGGTACTAGAACATTGGAAGCTAATACAGAAGGTGTAAATAATACTGCGGTTGGATTGTATGCATTAAGAAGTAACACAACAGGCAATGGTAATGTTGCAATTGGTTTAAATACCTTAAGAGATAATACAACTGGTACAAGTAACACCGCAGTAGGTTTAAATGCACTTGTGCTTAATAATATTGGAACCCAAAACACCGCAGTTGGTTACAATGCACTTTGTGCCAATACAACGGGAGCATTTAATACTGCAGTTGGTCTAAGTGCATTAAGATGTAACACAATAGGTACCAGCAATACGGCTGTAGGACGTAGTGCTTTAAACTCAAATACAACCGGTGCAAATAATACTGCATTAGGTGGGTGTGCGCTTTTAAACAACACAACAGGTATTAGTAATTCTGCAGTAGGTGTTTATGCACTTCGATTTAATATAACAGGTATTAATAACTCCGCATTAGGTGTAAATGCACTTTGTGCAAATACAACAGGCAATGCCCAAGTAGCAATAGGTAGAGATGCACTTTGTGTCTCAGACTTTGCCTCCACTTCCGCAAACGCTAACGTAGCAGTTGGTTATAGAGCATTAAGAGCTAATACAACAGGAAACAGTAATACTGCAGTTGGAACTAGAACATTAGAAGCTAATACAACAGGTATAAACAATACCGCAGTAGGTGATGATGCACTTTTAAGTAATACAACAGGCACTGGTAATACAGCTGTTGGACTTTATGCATTAAGATCCAACACAGTAGGATATAATACAGCTGTAGGAGCATTTTCTCAAAGACTTAATACAACTGGATGTGACAATACTTCATTAGGATCTAGTACACTATTTAACAACACAACAGGTGGTTGTAATACAGCTGTAGGAAATGGTGCTTTATGTTCAAATACAACGGGTACTAGAAATACTGCTGTAGGACGTAGTGCTTTGACTTCAAATACAACAGCAGTCGGCAACACCGCATTAGGTTATAATTCTCTATCTGCAAACACAACAGGTGGATCTAATACAGCAGTTGGTTTCTGTTCATTAAGAAATAATACAACAGGTGGTTGTAATACAGCAGTAGGTTTTAATGCCTTAGTAAATAATACAACAGGTACTAATAACTCTGCATTAGGTGTAAATGCACTTATTACTAACACAACAGGAGCAGGTAATACAGCAGTAGGAGAGAGTGCTTTATCAGCAAACACCACAGGAGGCTCTAATGTGGCCCTTGGTCGTTCTGCTCTTGGAAGTAACACCACCGCACCAGCTAACACCGCAGTTGGAACATTTGCAGGTCTAAATTCAACAAATAGCGATAACTTATTCTTTGGGTTTAATGCTGGTAGATTTATTGCAGATGGTGTAACTGCAAACACAGGTCCAAGCACATCTATTTTTATTGGAAATGACACAAGACCAAATGCTGATAGTCAAGGCAATCAAATAGTAATAGGTCACACCACAATAGGTTTAGGTTCAAACACAACCGTAATCGGTAACACTTCTACTACTCACGGTAGATGGTTTGGGAATTTACTAGTAGGCACTTCAACAAATGCCGGCTTTAACTTAGATGTATCCGGTTCTACAAGATTAAATGGTAATGCAGTTATAACCGGTTCTCTCACTGTAACCGGGGGTATAACAGGCTCTCTGTTTGGTACTGCTAGTTGGGCTCAAAATGCCACAACAGCATCATTTGCTACAAATGCAATTAGTGCTTCATTTGCTACAACAGCATCATATGTGTTAAATGCCGTGTCTGCTTCCTTTGCAACCTCGGCTTCACAAGCTCAAAATGCAGTTACTGCATCTTATGTGTTAAATGCTGTATCTGCTTCATTTGCAACATCTTCCTCATATACTTTAACCGCATCTTACGTTGAGGGAGGGGCAGGAACACCAATATATGTGCATACCCAATCATCTCCGTCAAGTACGTGGTCAATTACACATAATTTGGGAACATTATTCCCTATAGTGACCGTGTATGACAGTGTAAACAATGTAATTATCCCTCAAGAAATTACTTCTCTTACCACATCAAGTTTATCTATAACCTTTCCTCTACCTCTTACAGGATATGCATCTATTGCCGGAGGGACATTTATCTCTATAACACAAGGAATAACTCAAAACGAATCAATTATAAACGCATTTATTTTTGGATAACACATGAAAGAATTTATAACACCACGATATGTCTTTTCTCCCGGATCCCCGGGAGTTGGCTATGTTGATCTAGTAGGCATAAATAATTTTGATATAGCAAGATTAGTAATTATAATTAACCAAACAGATGGAACATTAATATATTCTACAGCTTCAGAAACTAACAAATATACATCTGTATCCGGAACCAAAGTATATCTAAACGTAGATACATCAACACAATCATCAAGTGATCAGCTCCAAATTGTGTATAATAATGAAACATCTACTGTTGATATGATTGTAATGTTAAATAATTTGTTGAATATAATTGCAAGCCCGGGCATTAGGGATAAAACGGTTAACGCTGATAGAGTTACTTTAGTAGGTGGATCTACCACTATAAGTTCAGGAACTGTAACAACGGTATCAAATCTTGCTACTATAGCAAACTATCAAGGCCAAATGCAAATAATTCACAATAATATTAATGCATGGGCAAATACTTGTAGAAGAACAATTTCATAAATAATAAAAATATGGCAAATAATTTCAAAAAAGTAATAGATAGGCAGATGTGGGTAGTAACATCACCTACTCCCAACGCACATGCTGCTGGGGCTTCACAATGTTCTGATTTAAGAAATGACATATCTCGAAATCCATTTGTTTATCAACTGGTATCAAATACTGTTCTTAACAGATATAATATTGTTAGTAAAGCTTGGAATTTTATAGGTTCTCCGGGTTTAGGAGGTACTTTTGGTGTAGGAGCTGCTGCAATTTTTGCTCCTTCTAGAGCATTGATTGGAAGTATAGGTTCAGGGGCTTCTACAACATTAGTTCCAACTACAACAACTATAACAGCAGTTGGAGCTAACATGTTAGCAAATAGAGGAGGATCTGGTGAATATGGATTCAAAATAAGAATCATTGGGTTAACAGCAGGTAAAATTGAAGAAAGATTTATTGTAGGAAATACAGGTGGAACTACTCCAACTTTTGAACTAGATAATCCTTTAACATTTACGCCATCATCTGGAGACCAATATGAAGTTCTAGGTGGAAGAGTTTTTATGTTAGGAGCAGGTACTATAGCAGCTACATCATTTAGATCTTTTGAACTTGCCGCTAACTTGTTTGCTAACGGTGGAACAACAAACTTACCTACTATTGGAACTGATTCTGCAATGGTCGCTTTAGATGAACAATACACTCCATATGATTGCAATCCTGGAGAAGGTTTTATAAAAGGTACATTTAAATATGATGAAAATTTAGTAGAAAGATTTGCCTTAACAGCTACTGCAACTGCAGCTGGTACTTTAACAGGACAAGCTGCTGGTGGAGATGCTACAGTTGTAGCAAATGAGTATAGAAATTTCCAAATTAGAATTGTACAAGATTTAACTAATCCTACAGCAGTAAATCAAAGAAGAATTATTGCTTCTCACACAGCAGGCACATCTCCTGTTTATACTTTAGGGTCAAACTGGTCTGTAACCCCCTCAAGTACCGCTAAGTATGTGATTGAATACCCAAATTTAATACTACTACGTACTTCTGCTAACACAACAGTATACACATATAATTACAATAACGCCACTGTAACAAACGGTACCAACTCTATAACAGCTGACACATGGTCAACTACATATTTTGGAGTTGGACCCGCTAACGCGGGTGCAGGTTGTTTGTTAATGCCTTCACATGGAATTAGACCAGATACACAAAAGAATGCAAGACATTCATTTATTTACTTCATTAGAGGAGGTGGTGTATCAACAATAGATTTGCTAGATATATCAGCTGCTATTGCAGGTACTTGGACTGGAGCTATAGTATATGATGGTGGTGTAACTTTTACTACAGGTACGTGTGGAAGTTATGCTCCTTGCAATAGTACAGGTCGTTTCTTTTACATAAATTCATATGTAGCAAGTGCAATTAACCAAATTTATAGATTCGATACTCAGAACAGAGTATTATCTCCTTATACTCCTACAGATTGGATACAAGCAGGTACCGCTACAACTGGAAATAGAATATCTACTTTCTGTGCGTTTGATGGAAATGATAAGTATGATGTTGTATTTTTAACATCCCTCCTTTCTACAATCACTCAAGAATTAGTAGTTCAAGTGTAAAATTATGGAAAATAACCTAGAAATATTAAAAAATAAACTTGCATTTTTAAACGACCAACTGCATATATATACCCAACAAGGTCAATTAGATGTAGTTGAACGTTTAATAGGAGAAATAGAAGATACAGAAAATCAAATCCATAAATTACTATGAAAATATTTTCACCAAATATAACAGGCTCTTTAATAGTAACTGGTAGTATTAACACTATTACAGGTTCATTAACAGTTACACAAGGGATTACTGGTTCTTTATTTGGAACAGCTTCATTCGCAATCTCAGCTTCACACGCCCAAAATGCAGCTACTGCTTCATTTGTACTAAACGCAGTTAGTGCCTCGTTTGCTACAAATGCCTTAAGTGCCTCGTTTGCTACTAGTGCATCTCTTGCTCAAACTGCTAATACTGCTTCTTATGTGTTAAATGCTGTATCTGCCTCGTTTGCTCCTATTTTCCCATTTACTGGATCTGCCCAAATAACAGGCAGCTTGGGAGTAACAGGTTCTATTAACAGCTCACAAGACATTATAGTAAATGGTGTAAATATCGGAGAAGGTGGAGGTAGTATAGCTACAAATACTAGAATTGGTACTAGTGCTTTAGCTAACAATACTACAGGCAATAATAACACTGCATTAGGTAGAGATGCACTTTGCGCTAATACAACAGGGTGTTTTAACTCTGCAGTAGGAGTAAGTGCACTTTGTAATAATACAACAGGTAGATATAATTCGGCATTAGGTGTTTATGCATTGCAAGCCAATACAACCGGTATTAGTAACTCTGCAGTAGGAGTAAGTGCACTTCGATGTAATACAACTGGTACTTGTAATTCTGCATTAGGTGTAAGTGCGCTTTTTGCTAATACAACAGGTGCTAGTAACTCTGCAATAGGAGCAAGTACACTTCGATGTAACACAACAGGCACAGCCCAAGTAGCAATAGGACATGAAGCACTTTGCTCCTCAAACTTTGGCTCCACTTCCACAAACGCTAACGTAGCAGTTGGTTATAGAGCATTAAGAGCTAATACAACCGGGATAAACAATACCGCGGTTGGAACTAGAGCACTAGAAGTTAATACAGAAGGCATTAACAACTCTGCAATAGGACGTTATACACTTCGTAGTAACACAACGGGTACTAGTAACTCTGCAGTAGGAGTAAATGCACTTTTAAATAACACAACTGGTACTTTTAATTCAGCACTAGGTGTAAATGCACTTTGTGCTAATACAACTGGCAACGCTCAAGTAGCAATAGGTTATCAAGCACTTATTTGCTCAAACTTCGGCTCTACTTCCGCAAACGCCAACGTAGCAGTTGGTTATAGAGCACTAAGATTTAATACAATAGGAGCATTTAATACTGCAGTTGGAACCAGAGCATTAGAATTAAATACAACAGGAGTAAGTAATGTCGCTATAGGTAGATACTCTCTTAGTAATAATACTATAGGTGCTAATAACTCTGCAATAGGTGCAGGTGCACTTCGATATAATACAACAGGTGTTAGCAACTCAGCAGTAGGTGTAAACACACTTCGTAGCAATACAACAGGTACTAATAACTCGGCATTAGGTGTCTATGCGCTTTGTGCTAACACAACAGGCACAGCCCAAGTAGCAATAGGTAGAGATGCACTTTGTGCTTCAAACTTCGGCTCTACTTCCACAAACGCTAACGTAGCAGTTGGTTACAGAGCATTAAGAGCTAATACAACCGGAATATGCAATTCTGCAGTTGGAACCAGATCACTGGAAGCTAATACAACAGGAGGAAGTAATGTTGCATTCGGTTTATACACATTAAGAAATAATACTACTGGTAATTTTAACTCTGCGGTTGGGGTAAGGGCACTTCTTTATAATACAGCAGGTAGTTCAAATACAGCAATGGGTTTAAACGCTCTTTGTATCAACACCCTGGGTAATGATAACTCTGCATTTGGGGCAAGGTCACTTCGTGATAATACAACTGGCACACAAAATACTGCTGTGGGAACTGATGCACTTAGAAGTAATACAATAGGTGTAGTAAATACCGCAATAGGAGTAAATGCTCTTGCAGCCAATACAACCGGCACCCGAAATACAGCGATAGGTTTTAGTTCCCTCTGTAAAAATACAGCTGGAGCCTGCAATGTTGCATTGGGTATCTATTCACTCTATAACAACACAACCGGAAACAATAATATAGCAATAGGTCACTATTCATTATTTTGTAACACAGTATCAGACAACACAGCAGTAGGTACCTGTGCATTAAGAAGTAATACAACAGGAGCATGTAATACTGCAGTAGGCTTAAATGCACTTTGTGCTAATACAATAGGTATACGTAACACAGCAGTCGGATTTTGTACTTTAAGAGCTAATACTACAGGTTATAATAACACTGCATTAGGTGTATATGCACTAAGAGATAATACTACTGCTTGTGGCAATACCGCAATTGGTGATAATGCTTTATACCGTACTACAACAGGTGGTTACAATGTTGCTATTGGAAAGGCAGCTTTATCGTTTAACTGTATAGGCACATACAATGTTGCAGTTGGTATGAATTCTATGCTTTTTACTACCGGTTGTAATAATACAGCTATTGGAGCAAGAGCTCTCCAAACAAATACTACGGGAAGAGCACAAGTAGCAATTGGATATCAAGCCCTTTGTGCCTCAAACTTCGGCTCCACTTCCGCAACTGCCAACGTAGCAGTAGGCTACAGAGCACTACGTGCCAATACAACAGGTACAAATAATACAGCATTAGGCACAAGAGCATTAGAAGCAAATACAACAGGAGCAAACAACACCGCAGTAGGATTGTATGCGTTGAGAAGTAATACAACAGGTACACAAAATACAGCAGTAGGACAAAATTCATTAGTTTTAAATACAACAGGAGGTTGTAATACAGGATTAGGTACAAGTGCATTAGGATCCAATACAATAGGTACTTACAACGTTGCTGTTGGTAGAGGTTCATTATTTGGAAATACAACAGGAGCTTCTAATACCGCCGTAGGATTTAATACATTAAATGCTAATATAACAGGTACAAATAATACCTCACTAGGATTTAGAGCATTAGAAGATAACACAGCATCAAACAACACAGCAGTTGGTTTCTGTGCATTAAGAAGTAATACTACGGGTACATTTAATACAGCACTTGGGCATACAGCTTTAAGATATAATACAACAGGAGCTCGTAATATTGCTATAGGTCACAATTCTTCACGTTCAAATACAGTAGGTAGCAATAATGTATCTGTAGGTTATCAATCATTATTTTCTAATATATTAGGTGATAACAATATTTCAATTGGATTGTGTGCTTTATTTTCAAATACAGCATCAAACAACACAGCAGTTGGTGCAAGTGCATTAAGAGCTAATACAACAGGTACAGAAAATACCGCTGTAGGTTTAAGTGCATTAAGATGTAATACAATAGGTGATCTCAATACAGCACTTGGTTCTAGTGCTTTAGAACAAAATACAACAGGTAGAGCAAATGTAGCTGTGGGGGTAAATGCATTAGCTTGTAATACTACAGGTAAGTATAACACAGCTCATGGTTTGGCTGCTTTAAGACTTAACACAATAGGAGGGGGCAATACCGGTATAGGATTTTATGCCTTAAGAGCCAACACCGCATCCAACAATACAGCAGTTGGATTAAATGCTTTAGTAGCGAATACAACAGGTGCATATAACGTAGCAGTTGGGGCTGGTGCATTAGCCGCCAATATCGGAGGTCAACAAAATATTGCTATGGGTAATAGTGCTTTAGCAAGTAATACCGCAGGTGTATTTAACATATCTATAGGCACATCAGCACTTCAAACAAACAGTACAGGTAACAATAACGTTGCACTTGGACATCAATCTTTATTTAGCAATACAGCAGGTAATAACACTGCAGTAGGAACATATGCTCTTCGTCAAAACACAACAGGCACCAACAACTCTGCATTTGGTTTATGTGCTTTAAGAAATAATACTACAGGTGCATACAACACAGCAGTTGGTTTCTGCACATTAAATGCTAATACAACTGGTGCATCTAATGCTGGTTTTGGAGATAGTGCCTTGTTAAGTAATACTACAGGTGTTAGAAATACGGGTTTAGGCAACAGTACCTTAAGAGGAAATTCATCGGGAAATGATAATACAGCTGTAGGTCATAATGCTTTAAGATGTAACACAACAGGTGTTAATAACACTGCAGTAGGTTCTAATGCTTTATACTCTAACGTAACAGGCTACTGCAATACTGCACTTGGTTTCTGTGCATTAAGAAGTAATACTACAGGAGGTTTTAATACGGCCGTTGGATATGGAGCTTTAAGAGCTAATACAATAGGTCTTAGAAACGTAGCTGTAGGTATAAATTCATTATGTTCTAACACAACAGGTAATAACAACACTGCAGTAGGAGAATTTGCTTTAAGATATAATACAATTGGAATAAATAATACCGCAATAGGTATAAAAGCTTTAAGATCAAATACAACAGCATCAAATAATACTGCACTAGGTACAAGTGCACTCTATTGTAATACAACAGGTATTAACAATACTGCAGTAGGTGTATATTCACTTTTTTCCAATACAACAGGAGCATGCAACACAGCAGTAGGTTTCTGTGCATTAAGAGCTAATACTACTGGTACACTAAGCACCGCAATTGGTTTATGTGCTTTAGCAGCTAACACATACGCTTCTCTTAATACTGCTATTGGAGCTTATGCTTTACGTTCTAATGTTGGAACAAATTATTTAGGTTGTTGTGGTAATGTTGCGGTAGGAACTAGATCTTTATGTTCTAATACTATAGGATTTGATAATGTTGCTGTAGGAAATGATGCATTGTGTTCTAACACAATAGGTGATCGTAATGCTGCATTAGGTATGAGAGCCTTAGGAAGCAACACAACCGGTTTTGAGAATACAGCAATAGGCACAAATGCCCTATTCAGCAATACAACCGGTACTAGAAACACTGCATTAGGTTGTGGTGCACTTAGAATAAATTCAACAGCATGTTGCAACACTGCATTAGGTATGAATGCCCTAGAACTAAATACAACAGGAAATTGCAACACTGCAGTTGGTTTTGGTGCACAATGTAGTTTAGCAACTGGTGTAAATAATACAATAGCAGTAGGACATACAGCGTGTACTACAGCAACAACAGGTCATACAGTTTGGGGCAACAGTGGTAACAATCAATGTAACTGTGTTTACAAGGCATGGGAATTAGCATCTGACTGTCGAGATAAAGCAAACATTCAAACACTTCCTACTAAATTAGGACTTCAATTCATCAATAAACTACGTCCTGTATCCTTTAATTGGGACTACAGAGACACTTACGTAAGAGAATGTAAATATAGTTACGGAGAAAAAGATGGATCATTTATAAGCGAGAAAAAGTCATATGGTGTAATTGCTCAAGAACTAAAGCAAACACTAGAAGAATTAGACGTTAAATTTGATGGTTTAGGGCATGATGAAGAAAAAGATGCTTATAGATTAGGTTACGAGGAACTAATCGCTCCGATCATCAAAGCAATACAAGAGTTAAACACTAGATTAACAACAGTAGAAGAAAAGGTTGGATAACCAAAAAAAATATATTACATTTAAGTTATGCGAAGAGTTCTAATAGGTACACCATCATACGATGGTAGAATTGATGTGTGGTTTGCTAACTCCTTAGTTAGCACTGTAAAAATAGCCGAGAAAAAAGGTATATTTGTACATGCAATCTACACCTCATACGATTCATTAATACAACGTGCACGAAATAGTCTATTCCGCCTTGCTTTGCAAGGTGGATATGACGATCTATTTTTTATTGATTCGGACTGTGAATGGGAACCAGAATGGTTCTTTAACCTGTTGGATCGACCAGAACCAATTGTAGGTGGGGCACTAATCAAAAAATCCGAAAAAGAAGGCTATACCGTAAAGCTAACAGACAAACAATTAAAATATTCCCAAGACAAAAAATTAATAGAGGTTGATGGTGTAGGCACAGGCTTCATGAAAGTATCTAGATTTGCATTAGAAAAATTATGGGATATGTCCGACCCATACACATCTGAAGATGAAGAACACAGGATGATATGTGATATTAAAGTTGAAAACGGAGATTTGATATCCGAGGACTATGTAATAGCAAACAAGTGGAAATCACTAGGCTACAAAATATGGCTAGATCCAACAATTACACTCAACCATATAGGTATTAAAAAATATACCGGTGATTTTGCTAAATTCATTAAAAATATAGGATATGAATGATAAACCAATGGGCGGAACAGAGTTGATGTATGAGGAGTTAATGAAACGATTACCTCAAGAATACAAAGATAAATTCTCTATATTTACATATCCAGCAAATGCAGATGATACTAAATACTCTATATATTGGAACCATTTATCATACGATCAACCTTCAGTTCAATTCCTATCTGAACCGACCAATGTAGATAAAATCAACAATTTTGTGTTTATATCACATTGGCAATCCGAGCAGTTCCGTAAGGTATATAACGTCCCGGGCTACAAAACCCAAGTAATAAAAAATGCATGTTTTGACGTAGAACAACGAAAAACTGGCCCTAGAGAAAAAGTAAAAATATGCTATACCTCTACACCTTGGAGAGGATTAGATGTGCTATTGCATGCGTGGGAATTAGCAAATACTACAGATTGTGAACTACACGTATTTTCTAGTACAAAAATATACGGTAAAGATTTTGCAATCAACAACGAAAACTATTATCAAGAATTGTACGACAAATGCGAGGCGCTAGAAGGAGTAGTGTACAGAGGATTTGTTTCAAACGAAGAGTTAAGGAAAGAACTTTCTAGCTTTGATATACTAGCCTATCCTTGCACATTTGAGGAAACTTCATGTATAGCTGTAATAGAGGCATTATCTGCCGGATTAAGAGTAGTAACATCAAATCTAGGAGCATTACCTGAAACAACTGAAGGTTGGGCTAGAATCTATCCTTATTTAGCAAATAAAAAGTTACATGCTTTACATTTTGCTGATATATTGGAGGAGGAGATAAACAAGATTAAAAGTGGAGAATTAGATTCACATCTAGAACTTCAAAAACAGGTATATGCACCCCGATGGAGCTGGGATCAAAGAATTAAAGAATGGATAAGCTATTTAAATACATTAACCCCAAAAGGGTAATAGATGTAGGAGCACACGTAGGGAACTTTACTAAACAAATCTACTACAAGTATCCAACTTGCGAAATTGTAATGGTAGAAGCCAACCCAAACTGTGAACAATATCTAAGACTTTTAGGTAAACCATATGACATGGTTGCTTTGTCCCACAAAGAAGGATATGGAGATTTATATATAGAAAAAATAAACCCAACTCCAACTGGTGCTTCTTTATATAAAGAAAACACAGAGTGGTATGGAGAAGGCAAATACGAAACTATAAAAGTACCTACCTCAACACTAGATGCTAAAAACTATTTCCCCAACCAATCTATAGATTTACTTAAATTAGATACTCAGGGAGCAGAATTAGACATATTAAACGGGGGACAAGAAACATTAAAACGTACACAGTATGCTTTAATAGAAACTTCACTAGCAGAATACAATCAAGGTGCTCCTATGATTGATAAAATAGTAGATAAAATGAACGAATGTGGATTTCATATAGTTGATATAATAGAGTATCATATTTATAATGGATTAATCTTCCAGATGGACATTTTATTTAAGAAAAACCAATATTTATAATAAACATTTAAACACAATAAAACTATGATCTTTGGTCAAATCAATCCTGTACTTAGCATGGTTAAACAGGATACCCTATTTAACCCAACTCCAGAATTTATCACTGGTTCTTACATGACTGCGGTTGCAAATCAATATGCTTTGGGAGCCCATCAAGTAAATTTCCGCGTAATGTACGGAGAATGTATCTTTGAAAACGGAAGCGTAGTAGATTTTAAAGTTATCCACGCAGACAATGTAGTACTTTCTGGTAGCGCTATTGAAACTTGGGGAACAGATGATTCTATTATTTTAGAAGCTATTGCCGCAGAGCAAGGAACTACTGTTGATGCTATTGTATCTGGCAGCATGAAGAACGGTATGTTCTAATATAATTTGTAAACTATTTATATAAAGTTATGCTTAAAAAAGTGTTTTATAATAGCTCTTTACCAAGAGCAGGTTCTACTTTAATCCAAAATATACTAGGACAGAATCCAGACATCCATACAACCCCAACATCGGGGTTGTTTGAGATGATGACTACATGCCGAACATTGTTTTCAAATGGGATTGAGTTTAAAGCCCAAGATGTAAAACAAATGGAAGATGGTTTTAAAGGATTCTTGAAAGAAGGTATTTACGGATTTTACAACAACATCACAGACAAACCCTACGTTATAGATAAATCCAGGGGTTGGGGAATGGAACGCGACTTTATAAACGCGTACGACCCCAACCCCAAAATTATCTGTATGGTGCGAGATCTTAGAGCCATCTATGCTTCTTTAGAAAAGAAATACAGAAGTAACCCACTAGTAGAAACCAACATTGCAAATTGGGGGGATTTAACAGGAACTACTACAGACAAACGTATGCTAGTTTGGGCTAACAACCCACCAATAGGCCCTTCAATGGATAGGCTATACCAAACATTGGTAGCAGGTACTCACCAACATATTTTATTTGTTAAATTTGAAGAATTATGTATAGATCCAGAATCTCAAATGAAACGTATCTACGATTATCTAGAAATTCCATATTTCAAACACGACTTTGATAATATTGAACAGATAACCTATGAAGATGATAAATGGTATGGTATATTTGGGGATCATGTTATTAGAGGTAAATTAAAGCCTGTTAAAAACGATTTTTACGAGGTACTAGGATCAAATGCCTGTAAAATAATTGAAGATAATAATAGATGGTTTTTTAACGATTTCGGGTATCAAATATAAAAAAATGAATATAGGTTACAAGACAGAAACAGATTTGCTAAAAGAAGAAACACTAGCAGTTCTAGAAGACAAGTCCAACGACAGTACTAAGTATGTTGTATGGCACATTGAAGGAGGGTTAGGTAAAAATGTAGCAGCTACAGCTCTTATCTCTTCAATAAAACAAAAACATCCGGATAGAAAATTAATCCTTGTGGTATCGTACCCCGAAGTATTCCTAAACCATCCAGACATTCATAGGGTATATAGAGTGGGAGCAACATCTTATTTTTATGATGATTATATCAAAGATAAAGATACAGTTGTATATAAACACGAACCATACTTTCAATCTGATCATATAATGCGTAAAAAACATTTGATCGAAAACTGGTGCGATCTGTTAGGAATTAAATTCGAAAAACAATTGCCTATTTTATACCCAAATATGCTACAAAAGGATATGGCATACGGGTGGAAACGTGATAAACCTACTATGGTTTTGCATACTAATGGAGGTCCACTTACGCAAAACAATCTATATTCTTGGACCCGAGATATGCCATATGGTGTAGCCCAAGCTATTGCTGAAAAATACTCAAACAAATACCATATTATCCAAATAGGTAGAGATGAAAGACAAGCAGTACCTGGAGTAGAGTTTGTAAATGTTCAAATGACTAACCACGAGCTATTCAGCATGCTAGTTTTATCGGATAAACGTGTGTTAATCGATTCAAGCTTGCAACATGCGGCGGCCGCAATGCAATTAAAATCAACAGTATTGTGGGTTGGTACTACCCCTAAAAACTTTGGATATGAAATGCATTCAAATATTGTAGCTAATCCACCTAAGGGTAATGTAAAAATGATCGATTCCTATTTGTTCGATTACTCTTTTGATGGTATCTTCCATGAATGTCCTTATATGGATATGAATGAAATGTTTAATATTAACGATATCTTTAAATCAATAGATGCACAATGATAACAGTTTTGTTTGGTCAACCCCATTCCGGAAAGTCTACTTTAGCTAATGAGCTAAAAGGACACAATATAGACGGAGATAAATTAAGAGAATTATTTAAAAACAAAAACTTCACTCGTGAAGGTCGTATACAAAACCTAAACAGAGCCAGCGATATTGCCCACTACTTAAATAGTACAGGAACAGATGTGGTTTTGTCTTTGGTATACCCCTATAAAGAAGCAAGAGATTACTTAAGAAGTTTGACTAGCGAAGTAAAGTTCGTACATTTAACCTACGAGGTAGATAGAGGTAGAGAACAATATCACGTATCGGATTTTGAATATCCACAAGATGAAGATGTACTACATTTAAATACTGAATGGCTAGAAATAAACGATTGTATAAAACAAATTTTAGAATATGTGGGATAAAAAATTACACGTTAAATCATCATTGACCAAAAAACCAAATCAATGGTCTTTGTTTATAGGCAGATGGCAACCTTTACATGAAGGGCACAAACAATTGTTCCGCCAAGTAATAGATGAAGGTGGTAAAGTGTGTGTTGCCATTAGAGAAGTAGAAATAGATGATAAAAATCCATTTACCTCTCACGATATAATGCTTAATATTGCTAGAGAAATGCAAACCGAAATCCGAGCCGGCAAACTAAAAGTAATCACTATACCAGATATCTGTTCAGTTGAATTTGGTAGAGGAGTAGGATACGATATTATAGAACATATCCCACCACAAGAAATAGCTGAAATATCTGCTACTAAAATAAGAGAAGATTTACGTACAAATGGTAAGCTTTAAAAGACACATTGCAAAAACAATATCTTATAGAATAATAAGTACCAGTATTGGATTTGCTACAATGTGGGCAGTTACCGGTTCTATTAAAATGGGAGCCGCTTTTAGCATTGTAGAGCTACTTTGGAAACCCATTCAGTACTATATACACGAAAGAGTATGGTACAAATGGGTTAAATATGGAATAAAGAATGAATAACCTTATATATTTATAACCACACAAAATTAAATTACAAATTATCTATGCAAACCACAGAAAAAATTCAATTAACTCCTGAGGAGCTATCTAAACTACAAGAAGGAAACAATAAAGTAGCAGACATTGTAGCATCCTTAGGTCAAATTGAAATACAAATATCTCTTCTACAGAAAAACAAAGAGTCTTTATTGGCAGCTTTTTCCCAAACCCAACAGGATCAAAACCAATTAGGAGCAGAATTGACCCAAAAATATGGGGATGGTACAATAGACATGACTTCCGGAGAATTCACTAAGGCAGGATAGTTTTTTGAAAGAGTTTCTCATATTTATAACAAAACAATATAAAATAACTTAATAAAATGGCAGAAACTCTATTATCTCCCGGTGTATTAGCAAGAGAGAACGATCAATCTTTTATACAAGGTCAGCCACTTGAAAGAGGAGCAGCTATAATTGGACCCACTACAAAAGGACCAGTTGAAACCCCAACACTAGTAGGTTCATTTAGTGAATTTACTAATATTTTTGGTGGAGCTGTTCAAAGTGGATCTAACGTATATTCTTACCTTACTTCAATTGCAGCTAACAACTACTTCCAAAATGGTGGTACTTCTTTACTAGTAACTAGAGTAGTCACTGGTTCTTTCACCTCCGCAACTAGCTCATTGATGCCAACAGGATCAGGTGGCCCAACTACTGGTTTATCTCCATTTGTACTTGAAACAATTTCTGAAGGTATTATTATGAATAGTACTAGTACTGAAATTTTAGGTTCTTTACCTTCAGGTTCAAGCGATAACATTAGATGGGAAATTCCAACTGTTAACACTGCTTCTGGGACATTTGCATTGTTGATTAGAAGAGGAGATGACAATAACGTACAAAAAGTAGTACTAGAATCTTACAACAACTTATCACTAGATCCATACTCTTCTAACTATATTTCTAAAGTAATAGGTGATGTGAATTTCAATTTAGTTAATGATGGTAATGATTTTTTCATTCAACAAACTGGTTCTTATTCTAACATTTCTAAATATGTAAGAGTAAGACAAGTAAACTTTAATACTCCAAAATACTTTGACAATAACGGTATTGCTAAAGGATAGCCAAGGACTAACAGGTGGTAACTATACAAATGCAATCGCATTGTTATCAAATGAAGATGAATACAAATACAATGTAATATCTATTCCTGGTCTATTAGCTTCTACTCACGCTACTCAAACCACAGCCTTAGTAAATAATACAATTAAAAGAGGTGATTCTATTGCAATTATAGACTTAGTAGGATATAACTCACAAATAAATGCAGTAATAAACCAAGCATCTGGATTTGATTCTAGCTATGCTGCTGCATACTGGCCTTGGTTGCAAACTATCGACCCTAATACAGGTGAGGCAGTTTGGGTACCAGCTTCAACAATGATCCCAGGTGTATATGCATTTACTGATGCTTCAAGTGATCCATGGTTTGCCCCCGCAGGTATTACTCGTGGCGCATTAGGCCAAGTAATTAGAGCTGAAAGAAAATTAACCGCTGGAAATAGAGATGATATATATGAAGCAAATGTTAACCCAATTGCTACATTCCCTGGAAGTGGAGTAACAGTATTTGGCCAGAAAACACTTCAGAAACGTGCTTCTGCACTTGATAGAGTAAACGTGAGAAGATTGTTGATTGCTCTTAAGGGCTTCATCGGCCAAGTAGCAGAAGGATTGGTATTTGAACAAAATACAGCCGCTACTAGAAATAACTTCTTAAGCCAAGTAAATCCATACTTAGAATCTGTACAACAAAGACAAGGTTTATATGCTTTCAAAGTAGTAATGGATGAAACTAACAACACACCTGATGTAGTAGATAGAAACGAGCTAGTAGGTCAAATCTTCCTACAACCAACTCGTACTGCTGAATTCATTGTGTTGGATTTCAACGTGTTGCCAACTGGTGCAGTTTTCCCTGCATAAGGAGTTAGAATTTAGATATTTATAATAAAATAAAGCACATATAAAATGGCAGTATTAGATCCAAACGAAATATTCTTCACAGCTTTTGAACCAAAGCAGGCGAATAGATTTATAATGTATATAGATGGTATCCCCTCCTATACCGTAAAAGGTATGGGAGCGGTAACATTAACTCAAGGAACAGTAGCTCTTAACCACATTAACGTTCAACGTTTTGTTAAAGGCAAAACTACTTGGGGACCAATCCAATTTACCCTATTTGATCCAATCACTCCTTCCGGTGCACAAGCGGTAATGGAGTGGGTTAGATTGCACCACGAATCTGTAACTGGTAGAGATGGATACTCTGATTTCTACAAGAAAGACTTAACATTCAACGTGTTAGGCCCAGTTGGAGATGTAGTATCCGAATGGATTATCAAGGGAGCAATGATCACTGATGCGGGCTTTGGTGAATATGGTTGGGATACAGAAAACACAGCCGTTAACATTACAATGACTGTTCAACCAGATTACTGTGTATTAAACTTCTAATTAAATTTTTTACATAAATTTTTTAACCTACCCCATATCGGGGTAGGTTTTTTTATATATTAAAAAAAATAGTTTGGATTTGTAAAAATCCTTTATTACCTTCATATTTATCATAGAACAAAAGTTATTTTAAAACAAGTATATGACCGAATTTAAGTTACCTACCGAAACAATCGAATTACCCTCCAAAGGCTTATTGTATCCTTCCGACAGCCCACTTGCTAGTGGCACTATTGAAATGAAATACATGACCGCTAAAGAAGAGGATATCTTAACCAACCAATCCTATATTCAAAACGGAACAGTATTAGACAAATTGCTCCAATCCCTAATTGTTACCAAAATTAGCTACGATGATTTGCTAATTGGGGATAAAAATGCAATTATGATCGCAGCCCGTGTTTTAGGATATGGTAAAGATTATAAATTTACATACCGTGGAGAAGAAGAAACAGTTGATTTGTCCAAAATAGAAAATTCCCCATTACACGAGGAGATACAAAAAGCTAAATCTAACGAATTTGCTTTCACACTCCCAGGTTCAGGTAACGTGGTTACTTTTAAACTATTAACTCATGGTGATGAGAAAAAAATAGAACAGGAAACAAAAGGGTTAACTAAAATAAACAAAAACTCTTCTACTACCATCACTACCCGATTAAAACATCAAATTCTTTCCGTTAACGGGGAAACAGAAAAACCCAAAATCCGAGAATTTGTAGACAATTACCTCTTAGCTCAAGATTCAAGAGCATTAAGAGAAAGAATAAAAGAATTAAGTCCGGACGTAGATTTAACTTTTTTTCCCGAAAATGGGGACAACCGAGTCGATATTCCAATTGGACTTAACTTTTTTTGGCCTGACCTCTAATACAGCCCCCGAATTTCGATTAGCAGTATTTAAACAGATCCATGAAATCGTATTCCACGGACAAGGTGGATACGATTGGGATACTGTTTACAATATGCCGTTATGGCTACGTAGATTCACGTTTAATGAAATTCGCACATACTATGAACAGCAAAACGAGACCGTTAAAAAACAACAGTCATCCAACGCTAAAAGCTTAGTTAGCCCTGATGGTACGGTAAATACCCCTGAGTTTATGAAAGCATCCAAAGAATTTAAAGGTAAAACAAACTATAAATAATCATATTTATAACATATACCTTAATAATATATGGCTAGTCAGGAAGAATTAAATAGACAACAAAAATTTAACGACGAAAAAAATGAGCAAATTTCTCTAGAAAAAGAGCTAATTGCCGTACTAGCACGTAGAGCAGGGATTGATTCTAGCATACTTAGTGACCAACAAGATATATCTAATACTTTAAAAGATCAAGTTAAGTTTTTAAAATTTCAAAATGCTGAAAAAACACTATTAACTAGTCTTACTACTAAAATTAATAATATAGCCAAAGATAGTTATGCTATTTCTCAAGATCAATTAGGTTTAGAACAAACTAATAATAAACTTACTAAAGATAGACAAACTTTAAAAACTAGTTTAATACTATTAGATCAACAACAAGTAAAATTTTCTAAAGAAAACGATGAACTTAGCAAAAGTATAGCGGATAGTATTGGAGAACAAGTAAAAGAAACTCAAAAACTTCTTGATAATTTAGATAAAGTAGAAAAAACTTCTAATGCCGTATCTAAAAACTTTGGAGTAAAGACATTTGATGCTCTTTCAGATATAACTAAGAAACTACCAGGTTTAAATAAATTTTCCGAGCCATTCCAACAAGCAAGTGAAGCTGCCCGTTCTACGTCGGCTAACATAGAAATGGCAGCTAAAAGTGGAGGAAAAGGTCTTACTGCTGAAAAAATTAAACAGTTAGGATTAGAAAAACAAGTTGGAGATCTTACTGGAAGTGCAGCCGCTAATAAACTTAAGGGAATGAGTGGATTTTCTAAAGGATTAGTTGCGGCGCAAGCCGGATTTAAAGCTTTAGGTCCTATGATAAAAAAAGCATTAGGACCCGCTGTATTAATTGCTGAATTAGTTAAGGGTATAATGCAAGCAGATAAAGAAACTACTGAATTGCAAAAATCAATGGCTTTATCTAAAACTGAAGCAGCAGGCTTTAGATTAAATTTAGGGATGGCTGCTTCTGCTTCCGGGAATATTAACATTACAGCTTCTAAATTATTAGAAACATTTAGTGCTTTAAATAAACAATTTGGTTTTATAACTAATTTTGCTACTGACACATTAGTTACAATGACTAAATTGACAGGTGTGGTAGGAGTTAGTTCCGAATCTGCAGGAAATTTAGCTGCTGCTTCTGAAGTTACAGGAACAAGTTTTGAATCCAACTATAAAGATGTACTAGCTACAAGTTATGAGCTCCAAAGACAATCTGGGGTTCAAATGGATCTAAGAGATATTTTAGAACAAACTGGTAAGGTAACAGGTACTGTTAGAGCTAATTTAGGTGCTAATCCATCACAAATAGCTAAAGCAATTACTCAAGCTAAATTATTTGGTGCTTCTTTAGATCAAGTAGCAAATGCCGGTAAATCTTTACTTGATTTTGAATCCTCCATTACCGCTGAACTAGAAGCAGAATTATTATTAGGTAAAGACATAAATCTTGAAAGAGCAAGAGCAGCAGCTTTAGCAGGAGATCAAGTTACATTAGCACAAGAATTACAGAAAGAAGCTGGTAATTTCTCCGACTTCACCAAAATGAATGTTATCCAGCAAGAAGCATTAGCTAAAGCTATGGGAATGACTTCAGATCAACTAGCTGATATTTTATTCCAACAAGAGGTACAAGGTAAATCTGCTAAAGAATTACGAGCATTAGGTAAAGAAGATTTAGCTCAAAGAGTAGAAGCTCAAGATCTTCAAACCAAATTCAATGCTACCGTAGAAAAATTACAAGGAATATTTGCAGATGTAGGTACTGCAATCACCCCAATATTGCAAATACTTGGATCAGCTTTATCTATAGTAGGAGCATTAGTTGGATTAATAGGTGATATTGTTAAAATGTTCCAAGGAGATTTTAGTTTCTCAGGATTTACAGGAGGATTAAAATCTGCTGCATCTGGAATAGCAGGAGCATTTGGAGCTACTCAATCAGTACAAGATGGTATAGCTCCTCCAGATAGAGGCCCATTCACAGTCACAGATAGTTATGGAGCTACCGCAATTACTGCTAAAGGTGATGGGATAGCAGTATCTCCTAATATAAATCAAGGATCAGATAATACTGAAACAAAACGTACTAATCAACTACTTGAATCATCTGTAAAGGCATTAGAACAATTAACTCAACTATCAGCTAGACCATCAGTATTCCAAATAGGAACAGATGAATTCTATACAGCTACCTCAAAATATAGCTATCAAGTTCAATAATATTTAATATTTATAATAAATTAAAAACCCATACACAATGGCACTATTAGATAAACTACAAAAAGAGGGTACAGTATTAACTCCTTTAAGAGGCACTAGACCAACAGCTACTTTAGTAAAAGATGTAATTCAAGTAAATGATACTTTTTCTAAAGGACAATATCAAAGCTATGTTGTTAATACCCCTAGATCTTTAGATCTTACAGGTAACAAGTAATATTAAATGGCATTAATAAGCCGAAATACAGACCTAAAATCTTTACGGTACGGAAAGGATCGAGTAGGTGGTGGGAACAGTAATCAACCTTACATCAAATCCCCTATCCCCGAAAACAGAAACCAACTAGACCGTAGTGGGGGAATTGACTTTCTCTTACGTGGTGGAACGTTAACCCCTTCTAGAGCTGTTGAGGATGTATCTAGGTTAACTAAAATGTTTGGTGATTTTAAATCTCCAAACGGAGTACTTTTTACTGCCAAGCAAAATTTACTCTCTAGAACCGGTGTAAAAACCCAAGCTAGTGGAATTTTAAATGAAGGTGTTTATTTACCAACTTCAACTTTACTGCAAGCCGCAGGTAATGCTTTTGGCATCCACTTAAATAAACAAGGCATAAATCCATTTAGAAATACCTCCCCCGATAATGGTACAGGTAGTCTATTTGGGTTAAGAGATCCTTTAGGATTAAATGTATATGCCCAAGTTATAAAAAATACCCAAGATAAAAAAGACAACAGATTAGTTCAATTAGCAAACAGAAAACTTAATGTATCTGTTAATGATACTACTACTCCAACATCTTTTTCACCTCTAGGGGCAATTATAGGTGTAGTTTCTAATATTTTATCTACTTCCCCACAAATTTCTTCTAATCCTAATGAAATTTTAAATTATGGAGGTGGACCCGGATCTATTTTGGGTGTAGGGAAAACATCTATAAAAAGATATAGTTTTACAGATGAAGGAAAAACTAAAGCTGAGACTGCTCCTAAATCTACAAAAAATGTATATGGTAAAACATTTTTTCCAACTATAACTCCCACACAAACTAGTAAAGATGGAGTATTTACTTTAAGAGATTCATATTTGTATACTAATACAAATGATGGTTTAAATTTTGATAAAGTAGGAAATAGCATTTTTAAAGGTAAATACTACGTTTTAGATTCTAAAACTATATTTAATAAAACTACTTCCAAAGACACCACCCAAATATCAGATTTTAGAGAAGCTATTCCTGCTTCTCAAGTTTTTTCTGGGGGGAAACAAAATATATTATCTAATGCCCCAAATTATAGAACCAAAAATATTGAAAATAGGGTTAATTTAGGAGATCCTGGTAAAAGAAATAAAAATGTTTCTAGCTATACTAATGGGTTAACTCGACCTGATGGAACAAAATATGGTGCTTTGGATTCAATCACTGCTATGCCCTTATACCAATCAGATAAAGGAAATCATAGTGGAAAAAGAAACGATCTAGTTAAATTTAGTATAGGCATTATAGATAATAATTCCCCTAATAATAGAACATATATCCATTTCCGTGCATTTTTGGATTCAATGGATGATAACTATAATGCAGAATGGAATGGGTTTAAGTACATGGGTAGAGGTGAAAATTTCTATAGATACAATGGGTTTACACGTAACATAAATTTAGGCTGGACAGTAGCTGCTCAATCTAAAGAAGAATTGATACCAATGTATCAAAAATTAAACTTCTTGGCCTCATCTCTAACACCTGACTATTCAGCTAATGGTTATATGAGAGGTAATTTAGCTGTACTTACAGTTGGGGGATACTTATTTGAACAACCCGGTATCATAAACAGCATAAACTATTCAGTTCCAACTGAATCCCCATGGGAAATTGGAATAAGTGATACTGCAGGGTTTGATAATACTGTTAAAGAATTACCTCATATTATTAGAGTAACAGGATTTAGCTTTACACCAATTCATACATTTGTTCCTAAACTTCAGAAAAACACTTATGAAGGATTTTATGGAGATACTAATGGAGGAATAGATAAAGCAATTAGTGGGTTTGGAAAAGAAAGATTTATAGCTTTATCTAAAGATACTTCTCTCGAAGCCAACACTACAAACTATAATCAACCTAATGATTATACTTTTGGAGGCCCTAATACCTCAGCTAGACGTCAAGCATCACAAGATCTAGTACAGGCTGATGTACTTAAAAAAATATCTAATAAAGATCGTACCCCCTCCTTTTCTATAGGTTCAAATACCCCACAATCCCCAATTTTACCATCAAGACCCTAAATCTTTTCATAAAAACACAATATGAATCGTTACAAAAATACACCTATATTTAAAAATACAAAAGGAAAACAATATTATGGTACTACTAAGTATCCTGAACTTCCTTTGGATTTTAATGATATTTACGTATATTCAACAATAGGTGATAGATTTGATTTGTTGGCATTGCAGTACTATAGTGATTCTACTTTGTGGTGGGTAATTTCAATAGCCAATACTAACTTAACACAAGGTTCATATTACATACCTGAAGGATCCCAAATTAGAATACCTGCTAACATAAGCAGAATTATGGCTCAATACAATGCATTAAACTCAATTTAAAGTTATGGATGGCAATATAGTAGGAGAAGAAATTGAAGACTTTGTAAGTAAACAAATTAACATAAGACAATCCAACCAATTTGGGGGCTATGGAACTACTCTTAGAACTAATGATCAAATCCAATATCTTAATAATAGAAATGCTTGGATAAAATTAGCTTCTTCAGTTGACATTCTAGAAGGAAATATTGCTACACCAATAACGGGATCAACAACTCCCAGTGGGGGAACTGGAGTTGGAACTTCAGGTGGAGGATTTAATTCTGGTGGAGGATACGCCTCAGGTGGGAATAATTTTGGCAATACTGGAAATACCTATAACGGTACTACTCCAGGTGGAATAACAGGATTAACTAATGTTACTGTAAAAAATTACAAATCCCAAAAACTTCGAGATATAAATATAGAAAATCCAGAAAAATATCCTGGTAGTAAACTTGCTGAATCCGCAATATTATTTAATACTCTATCTTCATACACAAACTCTACCTCTCCACTTAATTCTACACGTGCGGGCATTTCAAATAATACTAATTTATGGAATAATTCTTTTGCTTATGGGATAGGAGGAACAGAATTTGGCCTTCAACCCCCTCCAGGCATCATAGGGGTTCAAGTTGATTCTCTTAACAGGGGCTCTATTCGAAAAGCTAATGTAACACTTAAAGCCCATAACCGATTTCAATTTGATGATTAGGGTTTACAATGATGTTAGAATGGGGATGGGATAGATATCTTGACAATGAAACTGGAACTATTCAACCTGTTCGAAATACCATAATTGAAGAAAAATGGTTTACTTCTGGAGGTATTTCCCAAACTAAAATGTTAGGTTATATCCAAGATAAACGTAATGAATATGACGGAAATTACGATGGATTTTTTGGTAAAGTATCTAACTTTACATGGAGTTTTAATCCTGATGGTTCATATGATATTTCAATCGATTTAATTACACTTGGGGATGTTATTGAGTCTTTAAAAGTAAATACTTTTGCTAAAGGGTCTTTTATCAGTGGTGATGGTACTTCTGCTGCAAATGTAATTGAAAAAACTATTACTGATAATAAAAATCTGGGAATAAGTACCACAGGCATGATAGCAAAAGCTGCATCCGTAAGTACCATTGGATATTATTTATTTGAAAAAGTAAAAGAATTAAATGACTTTGTTGATTCTAGACTCCCAGGTTTTAAACAATTAAAAGATATAAACGAATCTTTACTTTATTACAAAATCCCATCTACTAAAATAACGGGACAAGGTAGGGGTCAAAAAATCTCTACGGTAAACGATGGAAATGATCAATATTACGTAAGATTAGGAGAATTTTTATCCCGGTTAGAAAGTTTAATAATTCCTTTAGTCCAAAATGGGGGTAATACTAGTGATGCCCACCCCCAAATAAGTATAAATTACATTACTGAAGAAAATTTAATTTCATTTTTCCCAAATCAAATATCTTTTGACCCTAAAATCTGTATCTTCCGACCGCTTATTGCATATGGAGACATATCAGGTATAAATTACTTGGATGAATTAACAGATTTAGATGGGTATGCTTATGTTGCAGTTGAAAATGGAACAACTCAAGTGTATGGATCTTTAATGAGTTTGTACATGAATTTTGAATTTTTATCCCAATTAATTATTGCTAATGGGGGACCTAATCAAGAGTTGTCTGTATTTAAATTCATGCAAGATTTGTGTAATGGGATAAATGATGCTCTAGGAGATGTTAATAAATTAGAACCCATAGTAAAAAATGATCGTATTGTTACTATAATAGATCAAACTTTATCACGAATACCTCCCAAGGATATAACTAATTTAGAAATATATGGCTATAACCCTAAAGACCAGACTTCAAATTTTGTAAAAGATATAAAATTTGTATCTAAAATTACTCCACAGTTAGCTTCTATGATTAGTATTGGAGCTACAGCCGCAGGTAGTAATACCTCTGAAATAGATGGAACAGCATTTTCAAAATGGAGTGAAGGTTTAATAGATAGATTTACAGAATCAATATTAGAACCAGATGGTATTTCTAAGCTTGATACATCTGCTATTGATGAAGATGCTTTAAAAAAAGAATTTGATGGATTCCCCCCAGCATACAGTGCAGCTCAAAGATTTACTATGAGAATAATTCAAACTGCAAGGTGGGCACAATTACAAAAATGGGGGTATTTTGAAGATCTTAAAAGAATAACCAATCCTTATTATGAAGGCATACATAATCAAGCAATGGATTTTAGTAAATTTCTTACTGCTGCTAGTGAAATTATAACAAATAAAAGAAAACAAAATATATACCAAACTAATGACCTCCCAGAGTTAGTAAACAATAATTATGCTGTATATTTAACTTATGCTTTTGGGGGAACTTTATCAAATGTATTAATTCAAACAACCACAACCCCTCAAATTAGAGGTGGAGGTAGTCGAGGAATTTATGCTCCTAAGGAAGTAAAATCCCCCCTTTCTTGGCCCATAGGGGAGGCTCGTTATTTGCAATACAATGATACTTTTATTGCCCAAGGTAAAGGAGTTTACAAAAATTACTTAAATATTTTAAATAACGAAAGATACAAATCTGAAAATCTCCCATCTAGTGATGTTGGTTTTATTCCCTTATCTTTTGAATTAGTACTAGATGGAATATCAGGTATAAAAATATACAATAAGTTAAATATTAACAACACCTTTTTACCTACAAATTACCCACAATCATTGAAATTTGTTATAACTAAAGTTAATCACAACATATCAAATAATAGTTGGGATACTTCATTATCTACTATTTCAATCCCCAATACCTTACCTTATCCTCTTAATCTTTCTAATGCTTTACCTACCTCAGTAAATACTGTAAATACCGGAAATGTTTCAAATACAGGTGTTACAGGCCCACAACCCGATAATGGGTCTCAATTCTTAATTGTAGATGGTAGAAATAGACGAGCTATTATGACTTTAGATAGTTTACTATCTGAACTAGATCCTGTAGCACGTCCATCATTTAGAAAATTCTTTGAAATTTTAACCGAAAGATATAGTGGTTATAAAGCTATAGTTAATGATGTTAGACGTACATGGGAAGAATCGTATAATTTAAAAAAGTCCAACTCCAAAAATGCTGATCCTGGAAGATCTCAACATAATTATGGGTTAGCAATTGATATAAACATTGAAACCCCTGCTAGTACTACTAGAAGAACATTATTGAAAAATAATAAAACCCCATGGATAGAAGAAGGAGTAGATAAAGTAGCAAAAGAGGCTAATCTTAGATGGGGTGGAGATTTTACTGGATATATTGATTGTGTCCATTTTGACTTTGACTATAATATCGATATAGCATATAGACAAGTAACTACTCAAGCTAAAGCTATAGATCCAACTATTGTTCCTCCATTTACTGGATTTACAAATGAAGTTTTAGTAAAATGTAGAAAAATAGATAACTTAATTAAACAAGGTAAAATAAAATTATCATAATGTATTACCCTAAATCACAAGTTAAAACTAATTTATACACTAACGGGGGGGATTTTATTTTATTAAATAATTCAACCCCCTACAAAGGATATTACTATACAACTTCTAATGGTAGATACTTTAGTGGTAGAACCCCAAATGAATCCCCCACATTTGAAATAGTTAAAGTTAATCAAAACGAACCTACTACAAATTTACCTCCAAGTTTACAAATAGAAAATTTTCCTATAGATAATTTATATATAATAGAGAATGGGTATGCTAATTCTACACGTTTAAATTTTAACCAAACACCTCCATCCCCTCCAAAACAGTCCTACCCTATTGTAACCGACAATGGCTATAAACTAGGAGAATTTCAAAGATATTTCCTTAAAAAAGGTAACGAAATCAAATTCCTAGAAATATCTCTAGAAGACTATAGAAAATATGTAAACCAAGATAGAGATGTAATGTTTGAACTCTACACCCCAATCCAAATAAATTGGATATTAACAGGGGAAGAAAAACAAGTTTATCAAGTAAACCAAAGCATAGTAGCTAGAGCCGAACGCGAACAAAACCTACCAGGATTTACACAATACTTTAGAGGTAAATTTACTCAATTTTACAAATAACTAGGCTCTATAACGGAGCCTTCTTACATTTACGCAAATAAAGGTTACGCAATGTACTGGCTAATAGAAGATACAGAACAACTTAAAAATTTCTATAATTTAGGATACAAGGAAGCATTCATAGAGGTAATACCCTCAAATGATAAAATCCACCCAATCCAAAACACTGTATCTTTGGTGTATATTCGCCCGCTTTTAGCAACTAAGGGCTTTATGCTAGGGGTGTCCCATAGCGAAACGCTAAACGAAATATCGCAACATATTACTGCAATTCTACAAAAATTTGATGTGTTGTATTGTAGGGATAAGAAGGAAATATTACATTATTTTCCAATTAAGCATTTGCTTGACATCACACCCCCTCCTCATCCGTATATACGCCCATCTACAACAACACACGATCTATTTTATAGAAACCACGGTTCAAACTTGGAGATAAACAAAATTATCCCTATTGTTAAACATTATGAGGTATGCGAACAAATGTATAATGATTTGCTACCAAACATGTGTGAGCCTAAAACACAATATCACAAGTTTTTTAACAATAAAGTAACAGTAGTGTTTAACGCTATTGAACAAAACGGCCTACACATAAATAAACCCAAATTTGAAAATTATTTTACTAAAACAAATTCGGATTTTGTCTATACACAATACAATTTAAAAACAACAACAACAAGACCATCAAACACATTTGGAGGAATTAACTATGCGGCGCTTAATAAAGAAAACGGTTGTAGAAAAAGCTTTATACCACGTAACGATAAATTTGTTGAAATTGATATTTCTGCTTACCATCCTAGCTTGGCTGCTCGTCTCATTGATTATGTTTTTCCCGTTGATGATATTCATGCTCATTTTGCTGCCTTATATAAAGTGGACTATGCAAAGGCAAAAGAACTCACATTCAAACAGTTATATGGAGGAGTTTTTGAATCTTACAAAAATATTGATTTCTTTAAGAAAAGCCAGGTATATATTGAGAAAAACTGGGAGCAATTTGAAAACACGGGAAGTATAGAGGTGCCAATCTCTGGATATAAAATTGAAAAAAATAATGTGGGTGAGATGAACCCACAAAAATTGTTTAATTATTTGCTACAAGGATACGAAACAGCTCAGAATATCTTGATATTGTGGGATATGTTGCGTATCTTAATGGGAAAGAATACGAAATTGGTTCTGTACACATATGATTCGTTTTTGTTGGATTGGGATGAACAAGAACAGAATGAAATGCTAGAAATACAAAATATATTTAAAAAATACAAACTAAACACAAAAGAAAAAACAGGTTATGACTACGACTTTGGGAAGAGCAACTAATATGTATAATCCGCAATATGATGTTATCACGGATTTAAATACAATAAAAGATTTGAACAATAAGCTATTTTGTACATTCACAGACCCTAAAAATCTGGATGTACTAATTGAAGATATAAAAGCCAAATACAGTATTATATACAATAAAATGTTTGTTTTGGAAATTATAGGTAAAGAGGAGTATGTTATTACCTACAATGTTGAACACGCAAACGTAAGCTACATTCCAGAAAATACTATTTTGGTTCACAGAAAGAAGGAATCAAATACCCTATATACAATTAATGCTCTAAACGAGCTAATTAAAAAATTGAATGGTGGTGTAGTTGATACTAAATTTGCTATTAATTGGAACCACTACAAGAATTGTATCTTGCTCACTCAGCACAATGAGTTAAACCAACTAAACACAAAAATCTTTAAGATTATAGAGATATAATTTGGATTTCAGGAAAAGGGTTATTATATTTACAGTTGCAAACATAAACAGTTATATCTATGGATTTATCACTATTGAAAAAGAAGTTAGATGGTCTTCAACAGAAAACATCACCTAAGGAAAAAACCGATTTACTCTAAAATTTATTGGTCCCCTAAGGTAGGAAAACAACAAATCCGTATTGTTCCTTCGGCTTTTAACAAATCAAACCCGTTCACGGAACTTAAAATTTATTACGGTATTACAAACAAAGTTATGATTTCTCCTATAAATTTTGGAGAAAAGGATCCGATTGCTCTATTTGCCGCAAAACTTAGAGGCGAATACAACAAGGAAAATTTCGTATTAGCTAAAAAACTTGACCCTAAAGCTCGTATTTTTGTACCCGTAATTGTACGTGGTGAAGAAGATTTGGGTGTTAGATTGTGGCAGTTTGGAAAACAAGTGTACGAAGAATTGCTAAGCTTAGCTATGGATGAAGAAATTGGTGATTATACCGATATTGTAAATGGTAGAGACATTACAGTTGAAACCTCAGGACCTGAATCAACAGGTACTCCATACAATAAATCTTCAGTACGTGTTAAGTTGAAAACCTCCCCATTGAGTGAAAATAAAGCTCAAGTAGAAAGTTGGTTGGCTGAACAACCTAACCCAACAGATTCATTTAAAAAATATACGTTTGATGAAATGAAATCTGCTCTGGAAAAATGGTTGTCTCCTGGAGATGAGGCTGAAGAAGGTGATATTATTGACGAGGCTAATGATAGCTTTGAGGATGAAGCTCCTGCTCTTAAATTGCCTTGGGAAGAAGAGCCAGAAACACAACCTAAAAAACAAGCCAATTATAGCTTGAACACTACTAAAGTAAAACAATCTAAAGGAGATCAATTCAACGCCTTGTTTGAGGACGAAGATTAACATTTATGGCTAAAAAAAGAAACACATCACTTTCCGCGGCAGTGTCCGCGGAAATTAAATCTAACTTTGATCTAAGTAAATTTAAAACCAAGAAGGGCTTAGATAAAAACGTTAAATTTAAAGATCAACAGTGGATTCCTTTATCTCCTGCTTTTCAAGAAGTTAGCTCTATCCCCGGAATTCCTATGGGCCATATTGTTATGCTCCGAGGACACTCTGATACAGGCAAAACAACTGCAATGATTGAAGCAGCGGTATCAGCCCAAACCAATGGTATTTTACCAGTATTCATTATTACAGAAATGAAATGGAATTGGGACCATGCAGTGCAAATGGGATTAGATATTAACATTACTCGAGATCCAGAAACAAATGAAGTTATTGACTATGAAGGTAATTTTATTTATGTTGATCGAGAAACATTAAATTCTATTGAAGACGTTGCGGCATTTATTATGGATTTGATGGATGAGCAGAAGAAAGGTAATCTACCTTATGATCTATTGTTTCTGTGGGATAGTATTGGTTCCATTCCTTGTGATCTATCAATTCGTTCCAACAAAAATAATAACGAATGGAATGCAGGTGCTATGTCAACTCAATTTGGCAATAACGTAAACCAAAAGATTGTAATGTCTCGTAAAGAATCATCACCTTACACTAATACACTTGTGGTAGTAAATAAGGTATGGACTCTAAAACCTGAATCACCAATGGGTCAACCCAAACTGATGAATAAAGGTGGATATGCAATGTGGTATGATGCAACTTTTGTAATTACATTTGGAAATGTTATGTCTGCTGGTACTAACAAAATCAAAGCCATTAAAAATGGTAAAGAAGTAGAATTTGCTAAACGTACAAATCTTCAAATCGATAAAAACCACGTTAATGGTATTACTACCAGAGGTAAGATTATCATGACTCCGCATGGGTTTATTATGGATGATGAAAAAGCTATCAAAGAATACAAAAACATGTATGCCGAAGAATGGGCTCGTATTTTGGGAGGTGGTGATTTCTCCATAATTGAAGAAAACGAGGAAGCAACAATTACTGTATCTCAGTTCGCACACGAACCAGAATAACATGAAACATAAAGAACTATTTAAACTTCTTGATGATATCAAGGAGGAGGGGATCGAATCCTTACCTAAAAGACACGATAGAGTTTTATTGATAGATGGATTAAATCTATTCTTTAGAAACTTTGCAATGTTAAACATGGTAAACCCCGATGGGATTCATGTCGGGGGATTAGGTGGGTTCCTCCGTTCATTAGGTTCTTTGGTTAAACAAATTAATCCCACTGCTGTTTATGTTGTATTCGATGGGGCAGGGTCTTCTAGCAATAGAAAAAACCTTGTCCCCGAGTACAAATCTGAACGGCATACTCAAAGGGTAACCAATTGGGAAATATTTGACAATTTAGATGATGAACACGATTCTAAAGTTGATCAAATTGTGCGTCTAATCCAGTATATAAAGCAATTACCTGTTAAAACCATAGCCATTGATAAGGTAGAAGCAGATGATATAATTGCGGTATTATCCATGGATTTGGTTAAAAGATATAATTCCACAGTATTCATAGTTTCTTCAGACAAAGACTTTATTCAACTAGTAAATGATAAAGTTGTAGTATATCGCCCAATGGAAAAAGAATACTATAGCCCAAAAACAGTACTAGAAAAATTTGATGTATTAGCTGAAAATTTTATTTTGTACAAAACACTACTGGGGGATGCTTCCGATAAAGTACATGGAGTTAAAGGATTAGGTCAAAAGGGTATATTTAAAAAATTCCCTGAGCTAAAAACCGAACCACTTACTTTAGATGATATATTTGAAATCTCGGCTAGGAAATTTAAAGATCATATAGTATATTCACGAATATTACAAGACCAGAAACGATTGGAAACCAATTATAAGATTATGAATTTAGCGAAGCCGATGGTGGATGAACGAGACATAGCTTATATTAACAATTTGGTTGAATCTGATCTACCTGAACTTAATTCTAAGAACTTTACTATAATGTACGAGGAAGATAAGTTAGGTGGAATGATTAAAAACGTAGATTACTGGTTGAAGGATAATTTCTTACATTTTAAAGGTTACAAAAATAAATGACATTAAATTCTCTTAGTGCTTACGGACACGATTTTCAAATTAAGGTATTATCCTCTCTATTAACACATAAAGAATTTCTAATAAACATCCATGACATTATCTCGGATGAATATTTTGACAATCAAGCAGTAAAATGGTGTGTTGGTGAGATTTTAAATTACTTTGATAAGTACCATACAGTTCCTACTCTAGAAATTCTTAAAATTGAATTACAAAAAGTAGAAAATGAGGTACTGCAAATATCGATCAAAGATCAACTTAAACAAGCTTACATATCTTCAGATGCAGATTTACAATATGTACAGGAGGAGTTTACAAATTTCTGTAAAAACCAACAATTAAAGAAAGCACTATTAACATCTGTTGATTTACTTAAGGCTGGAGATTTTGACGGTATTAGAAATTTAGTAGACAATGCTTTAAAAGCAGGTAATGATAAAAATTTAGGACACGAATATGTTAAAGATATTGAAGATCGCTATAGAGAAGACTCGAGAGCTATTATACCTACACCTTGGGAACTGGTTAACAATCTACTCCAGGGCGGACTGGGAAATGGAGATTTTGGCCTTATATTTGGCAATCCGGGAGGTGGAAAATCTTGGTCTCTAGTAGCTCTAGGAGGATATGCCGTAAAGTTAGGATATAATGTTTTACACTATACTCTAGAACTAGGAGAAAATTATGTTGGTAAACGATATGATGCGTTTTTCTCTAAAATTTCGGTTACTAAAATTGATAGTTTCAAACACAAAATCGAGGAATTAATCCCCCAATTACCAGGACAACTTATTATAAAAGAATTTCCTACTGGTAAAGCTACGATTTCCACAATTGAATCCCATATTAGCAAATGTTCAGATTTAGGTGTTAAACCTGATCTTGTTATAATAGATTATGTGGATTTGCTATCTTCCAAGAAAAAGAATCGTGAGCGTAAGGAAGAAATCGATGATATTTATCAAAGCACCAAAGGATTGGCCCGCCAATTGAACATACCAATTTGGTCTGTTTCGCAAGTCAATAGATCTGGTGCACAAGATAAAATCATTGAGGGGGATAAAGCAGCAGGATCATATGATAAAATGATGATTGCTGACTTTGCAATGTCTCTTTCGAGAAAGAAAGAAGACAAAGTAAATGGAACAGGACGGTTCCATATTATGAAAAATAGATATGGGACAGATGGTTTGACATTCATGGTCAATGCCGATACTTCAACTGGGCATTTTGAGGTGACAGAATACCACGATCAAGATGAAGAAGACAAACCATCTCCCAAATCTAAATCTAATCCTTTTGACAATGTAGATAACTACGATAAAGAATTATTAAGGAAGAAATTCTTTGAACTAAACGACTAAACAATATATTAAATATGAGCAAACTTACAGAACCCCGTCATTTTTATAAGCCATTTGAGTACCAACAAGCATTTGAGTTCTATAAGAATCAACATAGAGCACACTGGCTTGCAGATGAGGTACCACTAGCTTCAGATTTGAATGACTGGAGGTTGAATTTGAACGAAAGTGAAAAAAACCTAATTGGAAACATTTTAAAAAGTTTTGCTCAAACAGAAGTACACGTAAATGATTATTGGTCTGGTAAAATTTCACAATGGTTCCCAAAACCTGAAATTGTTGCTATGGCAGGTTCATTTGGTGCATTTGAAGCAATCCATGCTGAGGCATATGCTAGATTGAACGATGAATTAGGTTTGGATGATTTTCAAGCGTTTATGGAAGATGAAGCATCTCGTAACAAAATTGAAAGATTGCTTGAAACCCCTTCCGAAACACTAGAGGAAAAAGCATTAGCATTAGCTATTTTTTCTGCTTTTACTGAAGGTGTAAATTTATTTTCCTCTTTTGCAATCTTAATGTCGTTCCAATTACGCAATATGCTTAAAGGAACAGGTCAAATCGTTGAGTGGTCGGTGCGAGATGAATCGCTACATTCAACAGCGGGCTGTTGGCTATTCCGTACATTGATGCAGGAAAGTCCCGAGCTAGATACCGTAGAAATGCGAAATAATGTTATTGAGGCATGTAACTTATCTGTTAAGCTTGAATTTGACTTTATTGACAAAGCATTTGAAATGGGTGAAATTGAAGGTTTAAATAAAGACCAACTTAAAAACTTTATTAAAGCAAGAGCAAACGATAAAATGAAAGAACTTGGATACAACCCAGTTTATAATGATATTGACCCCGCACTATTAAAACAAATGGAATGGTTTGGTCACTTAACATCTGGAAAAACACATCAAGATTTCTTTGCAAATCGAGTTACAGATTATTCAAAGTCAACAGGAGATTGGTCCGATCTATAATTTATTAATTAACACTAAAATATGAGCACACAAGTAGATACCAGCAAATGGGTAAAGGGAAGAAATTATCCTGAATGGATGGATGATATTGCAGTTAGCATTATCTCTAAAGGATACCTCCTACCAGGTGAAGATGTTTATAAGGCTTTTACTCGAGTAAGTAAAGCAGCTGCAAGACGACTTCGTAAACGAGAACTCCAACCTCTATTCTATGAGGCAATTGAAAAAAACTGGCTATGTTTAGCCTCTCCAGTATTATCTAACTTAGGTACTGAACGCGGAATGCCCATTTCTTGTTTCGGTATTGATGTAGAAGATTCTATTGAGGGAATTGCAGGATCAAATTCCGAACTAATGAGATTGTCTTCTCAAGGTGGTGGAGTTGGAATTGGAGTATCTCGTATTAGAGGTAGAGGTAAAGCCATTAAGGATAACGGTGTATCTGAAGGTGTAGTTCCTTGGGCTAAAATTTTTGATTCAACTATTTTAGCAACCAACCAAGGTTCAGTAAGAAGAGGTGCTGCTTCTGTAAACCTATCAATCCACCACCCAGATATTGAAGAGTTTTTGGGTATTAGACGTCCAAAAGGTGATGTTAACAGACAATGTTTGAACCTGCATCAATGTGTTGTAATTGATGATAAGTTTATGAACGATGTTGAGAACAAAGAACCTAAATCACTAAAATTGTGGGGCGAAATTCTAAAAACTCGACTTGAAACTGGCGAACCCTACATTATGTACGAAGATAATGTAAATAATGCTAATCCTGAGGCGTACAAGCAAAACAATTTAAAGGTTTCAATGACCAATATTTGTAGCGAAATTTCCTTGTACACAGATGAATTACATTCCTTCATTTGCTGTCTATCTTCTTTAAACGTGGCACGTTGGGATGAATGGAAAGACTATAAGTTTGAAAATGGTATGTCATTGCCTGAACTCACCACTTGGTTTTTGGATGGTGTATTACAAGAATTTATTGACCGCGCTAAGGGCATGAAATTCATGGAAAATACCGTTAGATCTGCCATTAAAGGCCGAGCAATTGGTATTGGGGTGCTAGGATGGCATACATTGTTACAAACCAAAGAATTACCATTTGTTAGCGTTGCTTCTTCTGCTTTACGTAAACAAATCTCTAAATTCATTTACGAGGAAGCAATTAAGGCTTCTAAAGCACAAGCAATTGAGTTAGGTGAACCTGAATGGTGTAAAGGAACTGGCTTAAGACATTCCCACCACATTGCAATTGCCCCAACTGTAAGTAATGCTCACATTTCAGGTGGTGTATCCCCTTCAGTAGAACCGATTCCAGCAAATGTTTACAACCTTAAAACCGCTAAGGGTGTGTTTATCAAGAAAAACCGAATTCTTGAAGAACTACTTGAAACTAAAGGCTACAACATTGATAGTGTTTGGGATCAAATCCTAAAAGATCAAGGATCTGTACTAGGATTGCCTGATTACATCTTGACACAAGAGGAAAAAGAAGTGTTCTTAACATTTAAAGAAATCAACCAGTTAGGTATTATTCAACAAACTGCTGTTTCTTATCCTTATGTTGACCAAGCTATTTCTCTTAATTTAAATTTTGATCCAAATGACTCGCCAAAGTGGATTTCTCAGGTGCACAAAGAAGCGTGGAAGCTAGGTATCAAGACTTTATATTACATGAGAACAGAATCAGTTTTACGAGGTGATACACTTTCCAGAATGGATGACTGTATTGCATGTCACGCTTAACCATATTTTTTTAAATTACATTTTTTGGAGGAGCACTTAGTGCTCCTCTTTTTTATATTTATAACAAATCACACGTTTTTCTTATAGTTGTATAATGGTTATTTTAACTTTAAACCTAAGTTAGAATGAGATTATTATATTTGTTTTTTGCTTTATTTTTAAGCATGAACCTCTATGGTCAAGAAACCATACGAATCGAAGGAGTAGAAAATAAAATTATACTAGGTCCGTTAGCCAACAACCGAGATTTAGCTTTTGGAGTTAAAAGTATACTAGAAGAAGTAATCCAAGATAAAGGATTTAATCTAGATGAAACTTCAACTCGAGGTATTAAAGTAGAATTGTTGTACTTTGATGTGTTAAAAACTAATGTACAACTAGGTGGATTTGGTAAAAACACTAACACCACAGTTATTGCCGCTAAAGCATATTTAATTGAAAATGGTAAAGTAATTAAAGAAGTAGAAGCTAAAGGACAAGCTAAAGACATATCTACTGCAACTTTAATTATAGATAAAGGAGGCAAGTTTTCTCAAGCCGGGGTTTCAACTTCACTTAAAAAGGTTTGTGAACAACTTATTGATAACTTACTTCTATGAAAAAACTATTAATTCTTTTACTGCTATTACCCACTCTTTCTTTTGGTCAAATTATAGTTAACCAACAAGTAGTGGAAGCTCCTCCTTACAATGTAGGGGATGTTATTACTATTAGATACACTCTCCAAAACCTGACAGGACAACCTGATTTTAGATATTTTTGGTTAAGATTACAATATTCTAATAAACACCTGCAATTAGTACCTAACTCTACAGTATTTGCTAATGCTGCTTCAAGACAAACCTATACCCACCAATGGGTAGGTTTTAGATTTAATCCTAATCCCAATATTGGTGTAGGAGAGTTAGACAGACAATTTACTCAGGGTGGGTGGCAGTATGTAGTGGATCAAAATTGGAATGTTGTTCAATTAAATTTTCAAGCTACAACAAATATACTTAATGGAGAATGGGTTAGTCAAAAATATATTGTAAAAGACCAATTAGAATTTAACAATGTCCACAAATTGGATATGGCGGATGCTAGAAATTCAGCAAACCAACGTGTGACTCCTATTGGATCCCAAGTATTATGGTTAAGTTTAAATAATGTAATTGGTGCATCTACATCTACTAAATTTAGAGTAGCGTTTCCTGCAGGATATGATATTACAAAACATAATGTTCAAGTAGTAAATGTAAATGCTGACAACACTCCTAATTTTAACTCAATAGTAACTTCTGTTCCTTTAGATGCTTCTGGAGAAGCACTATTAACCACTTTACAAACCGGAAAGAATTATTTTGTTTTAATTACCCCTGCTACACAACAATCCTTTATGAATGATATTGTAACTGTAACAGATGCCTATAAAGCATTTTTACAAATATCAGATAAAGGTTTAAATATAGACCAAAACTATTTTACTACACCTTTAGAATTTAAAGTAGGTAATGTGACATTAGGTGATAATGATTTTGACTTAAGTGACTCATACAATATATTTGCTCATGTAATGGGTATAAATGTATCTCAAACTTCCACCATACCTACTTCTACTACTTCAAATATTAGATTCTATTCAGGTAAAATTGATACATTTAATCAAGGGATATTTAACGGGCTTATAAACATAGTAAACCCAACTCACACATTTGATTTGGGATATGCATGGGCAGGTGATTTAGATTTTTCCCATTCCACACCTAAAACTGTTACTAATATAGCTAACAGATCTAACAGAATAGAAACAACTAACAAACAAGCAAATACTACAGTTACAACTAAACTTGTAAGTGGTAAAGTAGTAGTAGAAATAAAGCTTGAAGAAACTAATCTAGCTGGAGCTCAATACAAAATTAGATATGATGTTAACAAATTGGAACTAGAAGAAGTAGTATTTGATGCTGGGAGAGATATAACCAATTTCACAACTCCTAGAGATAATGCTGTAGTATTTGGCTCAATTGATAATACCGGTACTTCTAAAGTAAAACCTGGTATGCCCTATAAACTTATATTTAAGACAAAAACATCAATATCTAATACAACAGGTTTAGTATTTATTGAATTTGCAGAAGCGGTTGCTCAAAATGGAGATAAAATCATTCTAAACGTACAATAAAAATGAAATCATTAAAATATTTAAGTATTGTCCCAATTCTATTACTAGGTGGATGTTTTCAAGAAGACATATACGAACCTGAATTACCTACTAATAATTTAAAAATAAAAGAGCAAGTAGGTATAAAACTAGAATCAGTATTTGCAACTGACGAGGTAGCAATGAATGTAAAAACAGAAAATTCTGGTATTTATACCGTGAAGATACATCATATAAGCGGCAGAATTGTATCCAAAGAAGAAATAAAAGTACAAGCTGGGGATAATATACTAAAGTTGTATACAGGGGCACTACCTAAAGAACCTTATACTATTGCTTTATATAATTCTCAGAATGTTAGGTTAGCAGAAACTATTGTAAATTTATATTAACTAAACAGCTATGAGCGAAGAACAAGAAGTTGGGTTTTTTGGCCAATTAAAAAATCAAATTATTACCGGAGCAGGAGCTATTTTAGCTACTGTTGGAACCATTTTTATAGATGAAATTAAGTCTATAGTTGGTATTGAAGATGAGACTGAGCAAGTGCAAGGCACTCAGCAGAATAACCAACAACAGCAAAATGTAGTAATCAACATTCCAGAACAAAAACCTGCAGAAACCAAAACTGTAGTTATTAAGGAAACAGCAGCTGCACCTGTAGAGAAAAAAGCTCCACCTAAAAAGACTGAAACTGAAAAACGTAAAGAAGAAGGGTTAGACTGGTAATGGAAAATAACACACAACAAACAGGGTTTAAGCAGTTGCTAAACTCTATGATGACTAGAAGATGGTTAATGACATTAATCGTCTTGATTACTTTTATGTTTATAACATTAGGTATAATGATTTCTATTCATGTTGATACTGCCGTAGGACAGGAGTGGAAAGAGTTACTATTATTATTACTAGGTGCATTTATCGGTTCTTATGGTAAAATCATTGACTACTGGTTCTCTGATACAGATAAAGATAAAATGTTAGTCCAGAAAATGGACGAAGAAGATGGAGTTTCTTTATCAAATACAAATTCAACCGAAGAAAAATGACAAACCGCGAAACAAAAGACAAAAACAGAAAAGCAATGGCTAAAGCCACTATTAAGGCTCAACAAAAGTCTGGAATGTATAAAAAGAAAATGTAATGAGACTTACTCTACTTTTTTTCATTTTAGCAGTACAATCTCTCTTGGCGCAAACCAAGAGGGATTCTGTTTTAGTAGAGACACCTGTTTTTACAGTAATGTATTCTGAAATCTTAGAGCAACCTCTTTGGATCAAATACAGGTCTACAAACCGTCCTACAAATGTAAATAGAGGTCACATGAATTTTTATAAGGAAAAGAATATCCTTACCTCTGATGATGCAGATTATAAGGCAAATGTATATGATAAAGGACATGGAGCACCAGCTGCTACATTTTCAGATAATGAGGTAAATTTAAAGCAAACATTTTCGTACTTAAACTCTATAATGCAAGATCAATACCTTAATAGAGGTAGTTGGAGATTGTTAGAAGAACAAGAACGAAAGTGGGACGACGAAGAACCGCTAACTGTAATAATCAAAACTTATTTTGATAAACCTGCAAAAAGAGTAGCAACAGGGGCAGCAATCCCCTCTTATATAGAAAAACATATTCATTTTGAAAAATCCAAAAAATGGAGATGTTACGTATTTTTAAATCAAAAACCTGAATACGAATTTGAACGAGCAGGTATGTTATGCAAACCCGAAAAACACAAACTTAAATAATCTATGAAAAATCTATTCAGTTCCTTAATGTTAATTATTGTTATATTCATTTCCCCAGCAATCGGTGTATATTTTGCTCTTAACAGTGCTAATCCCGAAATTATATTTCTATCCTTTTTTACATTAAGTATAGTTTTATGGTTTAGCTTGCGTAAGGTTTTTGGTTGGAAAATTGATGAAAAAACAAGAAAAAATCACTCATGGTAAAATATCTTCTAAGTATCCCGTTCTTTTTCCTATCCACTACTTTGTTTGCTCAAGTAATAGGAAAAACTTCCACTGAAAGCTACCAAGCTGAATTTGAGAAATCTGCTTCCATATATTCTATTCCAGAATATAACGGTAAGCCTGTACCTGTTGCTTTACTAACAATTGGTATAAGTGATGAAGTACTAGCTCAATATCCAGAATTAGGTGACTATAGAGTAGGACTAGGTCTAGCAAACATTGTAGTAGCATTTATGGATGAGACCTTTAGATTTGAATTTGTGGAAACAAAGGATGAAATAAAGGATCGTATGATTGCCCAAATGAAAGCCTCAGATAAAGGCATTTCTGCAAACAAAATAGAGGTAAAAGGTAACATTGTACTAGCCAAGTATTTAGGCTATGTTGAAGTATACGATTTTTCTATTTCAGAAGATGAAACTATAAACCTAAAAGATGGTGTAAAAAATACACTAGTAACTAGATTAGGTTTACAGCTAAAACTAGTAGATGCAGAAACTGGATTATACATGACTGGTTCAGGATTAGGTACTGCAACTACAACCCGTGAATTAACTTTATTAAGTGATCAAAACTTAGAGGAAGTAGCATTTAATCAATCATCTATTGGTACTTCTACCAAAAAAGCTCTAGAAACTGCAGTAGCAAAAGTTGTAAAAAGAATGATGCAAAAGGGTGTGTTTGATCACTAACCTAATGAAATATTTTATTTTTATATTATTACTATGGGGGAATGTGGCTTTGGCCCAATCCCCCATCATTACCCAAACATATACCGATAGGTGTACGGGACAAACATTTGTGTTTTCTGTTCCATCAAATGGGCAAACAATAGTAATATTTTATAATAAATCACGTACATTTACCGCAAATGACTTTACAAGTGGTGCATTACGTACCTGGCTAGAAGAAACATATGCTTGGTGGAGAAATTTAAGCCCTTGTTCTACTAATCAAGCTACTGCAACTGCAGCACAACAAACCGCTCAACAAGCTGCCTCAACTGCTACTTCAGTAGCTACTAATATTCCCACTCCACCCCCACCCCCACCAAGTGGTGGATCGTCTTCTAGCAGTTCTTCAAGCTCAAGTAGCTCTTCTAGTTCTTCCTCTCAAGAAAAAAGTGGGGGAGAGACAGAAAAAAGTGGAGGTGGATCTGAAGAAAAATCTGGTGGATCAGAAGAAAGTAGTAGCTCTGAAGAAAGCAGTAGTGAATCTGAATCTTCAGATAGTGAAGAATCCTCAGAAAGCTCTTCAGAAGAAGAGGAGGAAAAAAAAGAAGAAAAGAAAAAAACAACAACACCACCTATAGTAGTTGCAAACGTAGCATCCATACAAGGTCTAGATGGTAAATGGGCTACTGCTCTATCCTTTGGTATGAGCAAATCTTCTTTGCTGGGAGACAAATCCTATGGGATAAACAGTATGGTATGGTCTAACATGAAACAGTTTCTAGTAGCAGGAAACTATTCAAAAACCCATATGGTAAAGGGTGAAATAGACATGATTAGCTCTACTGCTATAAGTGTAGCTAAAATGTATTCAACCTATTTAGTTTCAATAGGCCATGGCAAAGTATTCCCAGGTAGAGATGGATCTGTATTTGGATTCAACTTTGCAAGTAATGTAATGTCTGTAGAGTTAGCTCCTCTACAACGTGACTTATCTGGGTCTTTTAATACTGTATTTTTTTATACTAAATCCTTTAACTTTACTCGATTATCTTTAGCACCATTAGCTGCTTTAGCTTCAAACCTAGCTACATATAGTTTTACTACTAAAACAATAGATATGCCTCATTCACATATATTACTAGCAGGTAATAATTTTAACTACACTATAACACAAAGATTTGTAGCTAACTTAGGTATAATGGCTACTTCATCTTTATCTGGAGAATTTCCAACAACATATGCTGTAACTGTTGGATCTAGATTTCAATTTTGATATGTATAATAGATAAAATAATGTTTTACTCAAATATGTTGTGCCATGTTTAACTATTTAAAAAATAAATGGATGGCTTTCAAGGACATTTTTAAATTTCAAGGACATTTTTAAAGACAACAACTCTTACAACGAAAAAAACATCGTAGGATTTGGATCATTTGCGGTAATGGCAGTATTTGCGGCCGCAGACATTGTAACTGGTATATTAGGTATGCCGTTAGAAATTACCGATATTATTTTCAACTCTTTTGTGATCATTACATTGGGTTCTTTTGGTATCGATGGGGTAACTAAAATCTTTAGTAAAGACAAAAAAGAAGAAGAATTATGAGCTTAAAATCTTTACAAGCTAAAATTGGAGTTGCTGCAGATGGTGCATTTGGACCTGGTACTTTAAAAGCAGCTATGGCCTATTACAAGATGACACCTGAAAGAGCTGCTCACTTTTTTGCCCAAACTGCTCACGAAAGTGGAAACTTTAAAGCATTTTCTGAGAATTTGAATTACGGTGCTGCTGGTTTAACAGGGATATTTAAAAAATATTTCCCAACCACAGAAAAAGCATTACTTTATGAGCGCAAGCCTGAAAAAATTGCTAACTTAGTTTATGGAGGCAGAATGGGTAATGGCGATGAGGCTTCAGGTGATGGATTTAAGTTTAGAGGTAGAGGTGCTCTACAATTAACTGGTAAAGATAATTACAAAGTATTCTCTGAATACTTGAAAAAACCAGAAATCATGACTAATCCTGATCTAGTAGCAACTGAGTATGCTTTCGAATCTGCAATTTTCTTCTTTGACAGAAACAAGCTATGGGACATCTGCGATAAAGGTGTAAACAAAGATACAATCTTAGCTCTCACCAAAAGAATCAATGGTGGAACTCATGGATTGGCTGATAGAGAAGAAAAAACACTTAAGTATTACGGTTTTCTAAAATAATATTTTAGAATGAAATCTAGCTTAAGTTTAATTTTATCTTCCATTAGCATGACTGCAGGTTTTGTATGCTCATATTTTATGGAAATTACAATGCAAAACGCTGAACAATATTTAGCTATTACAGCTCTAATATTTGCTGATGGGTTTTTTGGAGTAATTGCAGGAATAAAAAGAGAGGGATTCAAAACCTATAAAGCAGTTAAAATATTAAAAAATCTACTATTTTGGATTATATTTTTAACTGTAATACTAGGAATTGAAGCTAATTTTAGTGGAACATTTTGGTTAAGTGAAACTATAATTACC